TGGATGCCAGCATTTTTTTATCTTCCATTTATCTACTCCAATAAAAAACCCGCCGAAGCGGGTTGGTTTAGTAAGCGCCTCTAGCAACTACTCGCTGCCCCATAGCAGCAGCGTAGCCCTGAGTTATCACGCCATTGTTCGCCTGGTCATCAAGCAGGTAAGCTTTGATTTCAGCAATTCCGTTAGCTATCGATGCCTCCGCCTGCAAGGTGCGATTTCCTCCAGATGCCTGGTCAAAGAATTGAATATTCACCTGCACTCCAGATCCTCCGACTGCGTTTGACGGAGCTGAATTGCTGGAACTGTTAGACAGATATTCGCTACCAGTTGAGGCCTTCTTGATACTCGGAGAGCCGCTTGTCACATCCTTGTTGCTGAATACCCGGCCACCATCACCCGGCATCATGAACAGTCCTTTGCTGGTCTGCATGAGCTCCGGAAGGTTTCCTTCGCCTACAGGGTAAATATTGCCGGATGATACCGGGCCTCCATTCTTACGGCCGCCACTATAGTTTATTCCGCTTATGGCGCTAACTATCTGCGTGCCAGCAGACAATGCTTGCGCTATAGCAGGAATATTGGCGGGCCACGGGATAGCCATGGCATTACTGATAGCGGTCTGAAGATTCAAGGACGCCTGTGCAATCGCAAACCCTTTACTAATAGCGAAAAGCGCTTGATATGCCGCACTCGACTTCCCTGCTGCTTGACCTATCGCATCCGCCAGGGAGCCAGCAAAATTCGACGATTCTCCTAAAAGCGAACTCACATTCTGCTGATAGGTCTGTTGCTCCTGCAGAAGGATGGCCTGACGTTGGTATGAGGCCTGCTGCATGATTGCAGTTTTAGCGTCCTCGTACAGTTGGGTGTTTTGCTTATCAATTTCCTGGTACTTAGCTAGGGCCTCAAGTTTTTGTTGCTCCTGCAAATTAATCTGTGCCAGTGGATCAACTGCCTGTCCAGTTGAAGGGTCAACAGTAGTTTGCGCGGAAGCTATCTCCTGCTTGGCGTACTTCTGTCCCTGCTCAGCCTCTTTGCGCTTCTGAATGGATAGCGCGGCACGTTCATTTGCTTCACCAAGCGCTCTTGCCTCATTCAGTTGCTTCTGCGTTGCTCCGCTTCCAAGTGATTGCTCGGCACGCAAGCCAGCTTCCTGGATGCGGCGCTTTTCGGCAGACTCCGTGGATAGATCCTGTGCTGCTCGTAGCTTATCGAGCTTCTGCGCTACCGATTCTGCAGCAGTGGCAGAACGCTTATCCTGCTGCTCACTCTTCCTTTGCGCCTCCTTGCGCGCCTCTTCAGATTTTTGCAGATCAAAGTTTTCCCCCGCCAGATCGCCAGCTTTTGATATCTGGTTTGGGTTGTCAGTAACCTTCGCCGCCTGCATCCTGGCTTTTGTCACTGCTCTTTGGCGTTCATCCTGAATTTTCAGAAGCTCATTCTGCTCCTCAAGATTCAGAATAACCTTGTCGCCGTCTGCCGTAGGGGGGGAAACCTGCAGCGCTTTGGGGTTGAAATTCTGACCTGCTTGGTTGGCTCGGTTTATTTCGTCAGCAGTGTTTCCGAAAGCCTTCGCAACTGCGTTCTGGACCTGCTCAAGGGACCAGCCCTTTTGAATAAGTCCATCATGCACACCCATTGATGTGAGCATGTTGTTTGTAAGGGTGCGGCTCGCTTCTGATGCAGTGTCCTGAGTTCTTACCAGTTTTTCCTGAATATTGGCAAGATCGCGGGATTTCTTAGCCAGTTGATCTGAAACCTCTGCCTGTTGGCGCGTGAAATCAGCCCCCTGTCCCATCGACTCAGCTACAGCTTTCGCTTCAGGGGTAAAGCTACGATAGCGCGCATTAAGTGCATCCACCTCAGCCTGAAGGTCAGATAACTCATCCTTTTGAGCCCTGATTGATTCGTTAGCGTCGGCAATTGTTCCCCTTAACTGGGTGTTGTTCATTGCCTTCATTGAGGAGTTAACGCGATCCAGACTATCAGCAAAACGAAGGGCTTCCTCTCTTGCCTGCTGGGCTTTCTGCCAAAAGTAGAAAATTGCAGCCGCTGCTAACATCGCCGCACCTGCTGGGCCGCCAATTAATCCCAATGCCCCCTTCAGCAACCCTCCAGCTACAGATGCCGCCCTTGATGCTACAACCGACGCCTCCTGTGAGGCGATATATCTTCCATTAGCAGCAGTCGCCGCAGCCGTCGCATCCGCAGCTGCCAATCTTGAAGCGCTGACTTGGGCTTCCGCCTGAGCTATGGCTGAAGCTCTTGCTTGAGCTGTTGCTGTTTCAGCGGATGCCAATCTTTGATTCAGCACCGTTGAAGCTTGTTGTAGCTGAGCCATTCGAGTGGCTGTCGCGATACGCCCCTGATCTGTTATTTGTGCTTTCAGTCTTTGAGCTTCGAGCATTTTCTCAGACTCAATTTGAGCAATCTGGGTGCGTATTTGAGCGGACTGAGCCTCCGCTAATTGGACCTCAGACGCCACCGAGGCCTTAGTGGCTCTTAGCGTCGCAAGACGTCCCTCAGAAAGGTTCAATGCGGTAATTGTCGCGGCCTTTTCAACTTCAGCAAGACGTAATTTAGCGGCTGCCTCAATTTCTGTATCTTTGGCTGCAACGGCAGAAGCCTTGCTCTGGGCTATTGATGCAGCAGTGTCTTGGACTTTTGCGGCGGTAGCCATTGTTATCGCGCCAACATATCGACTCCCCATGATTCCAGCAACAATGATAAGAGCTCCGCTCAGCACCTCAAGATTTTCACTTACAGAAATAACAGAATCTCGAAACCCAGCAGCAAATGACTTAACAGTGGAATTTTCGCCAAAGAACTTAGTTACGTTATTGCCAGCAACCTGTAATCCCTTGGCGATCGATACGGTGGTGTTGGCAAATTCTTTACCTATTGCATCCCCTTGAGACAGGAGGCCTTTAACTACAACGTCTGTTGTCAGTTGCCCTTGAGCGGCCATAGCCCTTAACTGACCAATAGAAACGCCCATCGAATCAGCCAAAGCGACCATGAGGCGGCTGCCTTGCTCTGACACTGAGTTAAACTCTTCGCCGCGCAGAACGCCGGAAGCGATACCCTGTGATAGCTGAATGATCGCGTTTTCTGCTTCCTGAGCAGTTGCACCTGAAACCGCAAACCCTTGGTTAATAATGGTGGTAAGGCGTGTTAAATCTTCTGCGCTGGTATTGTATGTTCTGGTTCCGCGCTCAAGTCTGGCGTAAAGCGTCGCCGTACCGTTCAGAGATGACTGGGTTGCCTGAGAAACATCAAAGATCCGCTGCATGACATCCGCCTGCGTCTCCCCCGTACGTACTGAGTTAGCGACTTTGTTATTCAACTCCGTCCAGGCGTCGGCGTAACTCGCTACCTGCTGCACAGAAAGAGCAGCCAGTAAACCTTTGGCAACGCCGGAAAGGCTGGACATTGTCCGATCCATAGAGCTAATAGAGCGTTCAGTGCGGTTAACGCTGGCTTCAAGGCGGCCCATGTTTCCGCTTAACCCGTTCAGTGCCGCATCAACTTCCCGGCGAGCTGCCAGTAAGCGCGAAGTATCCATATCAACTTCGTAGAAAATGCTGCCAGCGTTAATAGTTCCAGCCATTTACCTTTCTCCTGGCAATAAAAAACCTCGCCGAAGCGAGGTTATGTTTTGGTGGTTATATATAGCAAAACCCCATCTGATGGTGGATTGTCAGGTTTTAGTTGCAGGTCTTTTCCCACAATTCACCAAACGACTGGCTGCCGTCGTCTATTACAGACTGACCTTCGGTTGATATGTACCGAGCATTTCCAGTGAAAGCGCCGAAGCTATTCTTTGCGTTTACATACCCACATACAGCGCCGCCCTTTCCGTCTCGCTCCCCAGAGAACTCTGCCGACGATGAGTCTTTAAGTATGGACCTAACTGACTCTTTTGCATTGTATGCGCGCTTAAATCGCTCCTCTTCCTGTGCTACATCCTGTTTTCTTAGATCGCTTTTCAAATCTTCATATTGCTTTCTTTCGGCATAAGCATCACCAAAAATTGGTGTTTTTGAATTAACCCAGAACAGAAATCCGGCATTTGAAACTAGCGAAACAACCAGAAAACCCACAGAGCAAAACCGTAAAGTTCCTGTTTTTTCTGATTGCGAAAGACGACAATTGAATTTCGCCTTCTCTGCTACTTTGCTAAACCCCGCGCCAATAAGAATAGTTGTCACGATAATGAAAACCAGCGATACCGGCTCTCTCACAGCAAAAGCACACGTAATGATTAATGCAATAAACGCAAAAGCAACAAATACCCTGTTCATATCCCTATCCCCATCAGTAAATGATGCGGCAATCGTAGCAGAGGGGAAGCGATACGACAAAAATCACCTGATCGTTTATCAGGATGTTCGGCGGCGCGCTTCCAGGGTAGGTTGGATGCTTCTTCTGCGTGCATCTAATGCACCTTAAGAGCGAAGCACTCGATGTTCTAAAATCGAACCATAGGAAGGCAAAATGAGCGATCAACCACCAAAGCAAGATACCACTCAACCACCGCAACAGCAGACCACACAACCCCCACAGAAAGGTAGGCCCACAACCGACTTCTCGTTAGGTCGTCGATTTGTTGGGAATTCTGCGGACAAAGTCAGAAAAAAAGATAGCCCACAGTAGAAATAGCTAACGCACAAACCGGAGTGAGGATTGTTGCGATCCTCGCTCTATCCAGCCTTGTTCTGATGCGCTCATTTATCTCACACAACTCTTCAGCCGTATCATGGAGATTAGCCAGTCTTATTCGCCGGATAACTGAAATTGGTGTTCTCTCTGCCCGAAATCCCTTCTGGGCCAGCTCCTCGTAATGCGCAGGCCCCAATGACTTGTAAAGTTCAGTGTAAAGGTCTGCTGGGGCTGAGTTAAGGAGCGCGCGCACTTGTACAGACAGCACGCCTGACACCAGGTAAATTGCGCAAGCGGCCCAGTACAACATGAAAATACCGATACCTAACGTCATAAAATAAGGCTGGTTATTTTGCGTCAGCAATAAAAACGAAGACCCGACGCCAACAATGAGGATACCGAGCAACTTATACCCGTTCTCTTTATTTATTGCATTTGATTGCTCAATTTCTTTTATGCATTCCTCGCCTTGCTTTTCGAGAAAGTCGACGAGGTCATCATCGGCACCAAGGAAATATTCATAGGGGAGGTTTGTCATTATGCATCCCTTCACGGAGTTGGTTGTGGTCGATTTTAGCTGATTTCTGATTCATTCATAAAGCCTAAGCCCACCTGAGTGGGCTATTTACTCTTGGCTGCTGCACGCTTGCGTCGGCGTTCTTCACGCTGCTCCTCGCGCTGCATATCGTCGAACACCTTCATTATCGCCTTCATCATCATGGAATTGACGAAGTGGTGATTAACGCAGCCGTGAAGGCGTAACTGCTCGGTGAACTCTTCAGCCGATCGCAGCGCCTCCATCATATTCTTCTCGCCTTTCATGAACTCCGAGAAGTCGCGCCCCGCTCTGGAGGCGCACTCAACGATTCGGTTATTCATGATCAGGCCGCCGCATACAACAACTTCATTTGCCCTTTGACAGGAAACGCAGCCATGCAACGGGCCTCGAAGTCCTTCTGGTCAATGCTGCAACTGGCGATGTTGGTAACGGCGATCAGTTGCTGCTCGACCTTCTCCAGCGCATCAGGCTTAAGGTGCTGGTGAATCTTCTCGCCGCTGTCACCTGCTGCCTGTTTTGCCGCCTGATAGACATAATCAGGAAGCGCCACACCGTACACCCAGCGAGAGGTGATCTGCCCGAACAGCGCCGGGCAACCGCCGACATGACCGAAGTAAGGAAGACCGGACATTTTCGACAGCGCCTGGTAGAACGGGTCTTTAAATCGCTTTTCCCACGACGTTGGTTGCTGGCAGACCATCAGGCCGACAATCTGATCTTCGGTAAGCTGGAAGTTTTTACTCAGCAGCAGATTTTTAATGTGCCGGTCACAGGCGCGGGCGAATTTTACTGACAACCAGCGGGCGAACTCCACAGCTAACTCCGGATGAAGCCAGGTCCCACCGTATCTCCCTTTTTCAATGCGAACTAAAGGTGGGAAAATCCCACCTTTGAAGTTAAACCCTTCTATACCAAGCTCCTGGCATAGCTCCGCCATATACTCTTTAGTGGAAGGTAGGCGCAACCACTCAGTGACTTTCCTTCCGTGGTGTTTTGCAGCAATAGTGGCATTAAACCAGCAATCGGAAGCAAAAGGGAATGAACGGTCATCGTAATTCATGGGGATGATATTAGACATATCGGTATTACCTTTTAGTGATGAACCTTGTCTCACAGGAATCCGGCCCACAGAAAGGCACCGACAGCCAGCCGGTATCCTCAAGGGTCATCCTGAAAGGTTCTGTGTGAAATGCGCGTGAGATGCGCGGTGAAATTTGGGTATAAAAAAGCCCCGGACTGTGCCGAGGCTGGTTTATATGGTTTTGCTGGTTTGTTCCTGCTGCATCATCGCCTGCCAGCGGCGATCGTCTTCGTCCATAACCGTGTCGTACTCTTCGCGCGTAAAGCCTTTCTGGTTCGGGTATTTGGCGTTGAGCATCATTGCAAATTCCGTCATTGTCAGGTTCTCAGCCTCTTCCCGGCTTATGCCAAAGTGATTACGGGCCGCCATGATGTAGTCAGCTGCGCGGAATTCTGCGGTTGTCTCATTCGTTTCGTAACGCTGCAGCTTACGCACCTTCGCTTTGCCGATGATGCCGTGCATCATCAGGTTTTGCGCGA